GTTAATCATGTGAATACACACAAGATGTTTGGTAAAGACATTGTGTTAGTTAATAATGAAATAGCTTATTTTCCTATCAATGGAATGGCATCACCTTTTAAAGCACACCATATGCATGTTATGAAGAATGCAGGGATTGTGACGGTGTTTGGATTTGGAAATGGATCTTCAGATCAACCAGATTCAATAACTGGATTTGCGAGTCCTTTAGGATGGTGTAATGCCCCTACTCGCGATGGTGATTGTACCTCTCCGGTACTTAATGTTGATGGACTTATTGTAGGCTTCTGGACACATGGCAATGGCCGTGATTTTGGCCGTTTTGAGCCAGTGACACCAGAAATGAAATTGAAAGCAGCCGAAAATCGTGTTACACACGTAGGCTTGGATTTTCAGTTAGCCCCCCACTCCCCTCAGATCTTATTGTGAGGCCGTTTTGGAAACGGTATCCTTTGCAATATCAGAAGACAAAGGATGGGGCTGACGCCTTTAGTATAGATTATTTTGTCAGTGAGGAACATATAGCTCACTTAGATGAAAATTATTTTCCAATAGTTGCGCAACTGCGTCGTTTTCCGCGATACGTTAATAAACGTGCGATGGACCCGCAGTTAAAATGCTTTGTTGATGAACAAAATATAGAGATGTTGCCTGGTTGGGGTTTACCAAAACCAAACCAAGGAGCAGCGTATAAATCTCTAGCAAAGTATGGAAAGGATATTCTACCCATGAGTGTTGAGGAAGTTCGTGATATGAACTTGGCTTGGCAATGGGTGGCTTTACAGTTTGGACCTTACATGAGGGATTCAAAGGTTATTTCGCTTGAAGAAGCAATAGACCATTTGGATTTGACGACGTCCACTGGCGCACCTTTCAATTTACATCATCCCGTTAAACGAGATATTTTTAATAAAGACCCTGATTTGAAACAGTGGTTAGCGGATGATTGGGAACTTTTGGCCACTGATGAGGAGTGGACATGTATATGCACAAATGCTCTGAAGGAAGAAATGCGGCCCCAAGAAAAGATTGATGAAAATTCAATACGCACTTTCACAGCTATGGCAATGGATAGTACTGTTCATGGTACCCGATTATTTGTGGACATGAATGAAAAGATGTATGATTCACATTTGCGAACTGCTTCTGCAGTTGGAATGAGTCCCCTTAAAGGAAATTGGGACCGCCTTTATCGCAAGTTGAAGAAATTTCGAAAAGGTTATGCACTTGATGAGAGTCAGTACGACTCATCTCTCCGCACTTATTTGATGTGGGGATGTGCGCAATTTCGTTGGCAAATGTTACGATCAGAGGATCAAACACCAGCCAACTTACAGCGTGTGCAAACTATTTATCGAAATCTTGTGAATACATTAATTTTAACACCAGAAGGTGTTTTAGTTTTTAAGAAAACAGGAAATCCATCGGGATCGGTTAATACCATCTCTGATAATACATTAATTTTGTATTGTTTACTTGCCTATGCCTGGATTAGAACCAGTGAAGGGGAAGACAATATGGAATCGTATGAAGCTTTTGAAAGCCATACGGCAAAAGCCCTTGTTGGCGATGATAATACTTGGACTGTTTCAGATGAAGCTCATGAATTTTATAATGCTCATACAGTCATTGCAACTTGGAAAACATTGGGAATAACAACGACGACAGATTCGATGGAACCTCGTCGCCCAGAAGAGTTGGATTTTCTTTCAGCTCAAACAGTTTTTCTTGATGGCATAGCAGTGCCAATTTATGCACGAGCGAAGTTGATGAACTCGCTGTTATATGCACCGTTGCAAGATATTACACCTGCCACTACGTTAGAGCGTACTGCTGGTATGCTCACAATAGGTTGGACAGACCTACCCTTTCGACGCTTTTGTAGAGAAGTTTTAGATTGGTTATTAGAAAAATATGACCCAATTCTCTATGATGATCCACGTTGGATTTTGGCAAAATGTCAAATACAGTTAGATAGTACTTATTACTCACTGTTTACAGGAAAACGCACCTTAATGCGTGCACAATCATGTGCAAATTGTTTGGAACTAGAAGAAAGATTAATCAAGCCAAACAAAACTCCAATGAATGGGGTTATGCGTCGTAAGACACAGGGACGAAACCCTCAGAAAACAAAGAAAAGACGAGGAGCGAGGCGCGCTAGAAATGGTACGCCTAATGGCCCTCGTCCATCAAGCGCGGGGAGAACACAAAAACCGCGAATGCGCAAACGCAACG